TCTGCTTCTTGATCAAAGCGAGAGGGTTCATAGTCGTTCCTCCATGGTCCGAGGCCCGTTCCATCCTCGGCGATCATGCAGCCCGAAGGCCGAACGTACTCTCACTGTAGCAAATGCTGCATTTCGAGAAGCAGGAGAAAGTTGAGGGTGTCGAGCGGGGCTTCAATCCGCTTTGTACGACGTTTCAGAACAGGTTGGCCTGTTCCCCTCTTCCCCTGGTACGGACAATAGCCCTGAACTACTGTCCTTGTGGTCAAACGCTGGCCAGCGTGCTTCGCGAAAGCTCTCAAAGTTTAGCCTGCTTTTAGCTACACGTCATATTCCCTTAATGATTGGTTCTCAGCGAAGAAGCCGTCCTCGTTTTCGTAGGCCTGTTCAAGCTGATCAATGCGCTTCAGACGCTTGGCATGTTCGCGAAGCTTGGGCAGCAGCGTTGGCACGTACAAATGTTCTGCATTGAGGAGCTGCAGAGATGTTTGCTTGCTAGTGGTGCCGTTTTCAAGCAATGCAATGAGAAACCTTGTCTCTTGCATGGTTAAATCGCACTTGTTCATCTTATGAGCGAATTGCTGTGAATAAATCATACAAGGCTTAGCGAATGAGAGAATTCAACCAGTCCACGTCTGAATCTCTTGCTGCTTCTAGGACTGCTGCGGCCAATGCAAAACAATAGTCGTCAATTGCAGTTTCCTTGCCGCCAGTTACACTCCATTGTCCACTGCTTCGATAGATGACGCTTAGGTTTTTGAGCTGCCAAACAGCCTTCTTGTGGTTATAAATATCCACCAAGCCGGCGTTAAACAATTCTCGCATCTTGGAGAATGCTTTCATTTTTGTACTCACAGACCAAGTGAGTTCTGCGACGGGGAAATCATTTTGCAGGGCTTGAATGGTGGCAGAGCTGTTGAACTGGTCAAGCACAATGCTTTGAAAATCAAAGATGCGATGCTTCTCTTTAATCCATTCTTCCACCATGGAGATATTCACTTCCTTTTTGCCATTGATTTCAAAGTTGGCTTCAAAGGTGTGGAATTCATCAACGACGAGAGTCTGCCCCTCAAAGTGAACAATACACGCCACGTATTCGTCTCGATTGACGCCACCGCGAGCGGGGTCAAGAGATAGCACGTAGGTGCCACGATATTCTGGACTGGGAAGATTTTGCTTTCTGTTCTTATTGATGGCAGCGTCAATAACTTCTGGCTGAAGAAAAGCGGCGTTGTTTTTCCTAAATTGAGCCCCAAACTCAACCATGAAGTTTTCTTCGTCTTTCTTCATGGCGTTTTGCATGAAGTCTGACTCGATGGGGAGTCCAGGGTTGATCTCCCACGTGGGGATTTGTTTTGCGTCCATCCCCTTGAACTCGCCGCTTTTGGCTTGCTGGAAATGTTCGTAAAACACGCCGTCTGTTAACCATGGAGACGACAGCTCCAAGATTTTGCTATGCGGGGCGAACTGCGCAATGGAGGGAGAAATAGCATCGAAGAGCGCTTTAGTGCCTCGGTTTGCATCCCCCTCTAGGCCGAAAGCACATTCGTCAAACACGGCAAGAGCAATTGCTTTACCACGCGATGCACGTGCAGAAGCTGGAATAGCTTGAAACACGCAATTGTTAGACAGTGTAATGTCGAATGCCGTGTCCCTTACGATTTCTTGTTCTAGTGGGCTATTGAGCAAAAGTTGTCGAATGAAGTCAAGCGCAATTTTGGCCTGCTTCAAATCGTTAGCAATAGTGCATACATAGTAGTTTTCGCCTTTTCTAACTTTCTTGCGGAAGTGATCTTCTTGACAGAACGCCATGTAAATAGCCGCCACTGCCGCCATTGTTGACTTGCCGGAGCGACGTCCAAGGCACCAAATGGCATGACTGATTTTGCCTTCAAAAAGCTCATTCAGAATTTGTTGCTGTTTTGGCCATAGCTCCAAACCAAGAGCGTGGCGAGCGAATTCACTACAGCGCAGCATTGTTTAATGTTTTCAATGGAGATAGTTTAGAGCGCGGCACGAAATAAGCAGAGCGTCCTTTTGCTGGGTCTTTCCTCCATCGCTCCTTCATCGCCTCATCACTGCTAATCCAGCCATGTACAAGGCAAGTCTTGTTTTCCATGGTGACCAGCACTAAGGCTTTGCCTAGAGACTCGTCCAACTGACAAATCAAATCGTGCCAGTGGCGGGAGCGCGTCTTTACGTCGATATTTGGCGGAAGGTCAAACGAACCACGCTTGGCTTCAGTCTCTGCGTAGAGAAACCCCCTCAGCCCTAGAAGCGTCGCGACGGCCAGTTCCCCAGCAGCACCAAGCATGTGGGCACGCAAGGCCTTGTCGCCATCCTCTGGCCCTCCATTGCGCCCTCTTAAGCCCTTCTGCACGTTCACTGCCTGGCGACGCCTCGCTTCGGCTCTCACCAGATCCTTATCAGTTTCCGAGAAGGTGAAGACAATTGGAGAATGGGCCATGGTTTCCATAGTCTCCCTGCCACAGTAGCCGGTTTGTAGAATAAAAGCAACACAATATGGCCATATCTTCAATGGAAGGCGAAAGCGTTGATCTTGGGCACGTCGATGCTGGCGGTTTCCGTGCAGATGGGCTGCAGAATGTCTTCACGGGATTTGGCACTTCCCGTGACAAGAGCACCCATACCAAAACGCAACCAATTGTCTTCCTGACGCAAGAAGAGCTTGAAGGGCTCTATGGCATGTGGATTCCTCAGCGCATTGTTGACATTGTTGCTGAACAGAGCACGCGCAAGGGATTCAAGATTCTGTTTGGTGGCGAAGGTGCTGCAGCGGAAGAAGTGAATGGCATTGAGCAGGCCATTGAAGATCTCTACATCCTTGAGAATCTGCTGCTTGCTAGCAAGAATGCTCGTCTCTACGGAGGCGCTTGCATTCTTCTCTACATTGACGATGGACGGCGAGCGGATCAGCCCGTAGACATGCGGAACATTCGCTCTATTGAAGGAATGGAAGTGCTGGACAGGTGGCAGATTGCGCCTGTTATCAACGAAGAAAATCTTTACGACTATTCCAAGGCAACGTACTATCAAATCATTTCTGGCGACTTAATTGCCCAGCCACAACTGACTTATATTCACAAAGACAGGATTTTGCGCTTCGATGGAGAATGGCTGCCCTATCGCATTCGCCAACGGAACTATGGCTGGGGCATGAGCAGTCTCCAGAGCGTGTATGACAGTTTCCGTCACTATTGGACTGGCTTGAATGCTGCCGCCACGGTTCTTGTGGAATTTGACGTGTTTGTGCATAAGCTGCAAGGCTTGGCCAATATGCTTGCTGCTGGCAAAGAGAAAGACGTGCAAAATCGCCTTATTCTCAATGATCTAAGCAAGAGCGTTTATCGAGGCTATGCAGTAGATAAGGAGCGCGAGGAGCTTGAATATATTTCTCGCAATCTTGGTGGGGTTGGCGACATTCTTGAGAAGCTGCGCGTCGATATTATTGGCGCTTCCAAAATTCCTCATACGATTCTCTTTGGCGAAAGCCCTAGTGGTCTTGGCGCCACTGGCCGTAGCGAAGAGCGCGATTTTGCCAAGATGCTTGGCGACTACCAAACTGCGCATTACAAACGGCCTCTGCAGAAGCTGATGCGCTATTTGATGCTGAGCAAAGAGGGGCCAACAAAAGGCAAGCTTCCAGAATCTTGGCGCATCTCCTTCAACGATCTGTTTGAGCTGAACGAACGCGAGAAGGCAGACGTGAGGGCGCGAGTGGCAGCCGTTGATGGTCGCTACATTCAATTGGGCGTGCTTAGCCCCAAGGAAGTGGCAGAAGCTCGCTATGGCGGCAGCGAATGGAGCATGGAGCTGACGCTCGATCCGTCCGTAGTGCGGGAACTTCCGAATCAAGCTGGCGGAGATCAAGGGAAGCTGGCTGTGCCTCCTGGCGGTCGCGATCCGATGAATGAAGAGAACGGCACTCTCCCCATGGACGGAACGCGAGAGGTGGCGGACGGCGCGGGTCTTTATCTTCCTGGCGATTTAGAGCACAAGCGCGGCGAAGAAGAAAAGGAAGACGCTGAGTTCAAAGACAAGGAGCTGCACAAGCAAGCGGTGGCAGCAGCAAAGGCCAAGTTCAAAGTGTGGCCAAGTGCCGTGGCTGGCGCCTATGTGACGCGCAAATACAAAGAGCTATACAAGCGGAAGCATGGCTCAATGGAAGGCGCGTTCAAGGGCAAGAAAGAACAGGCGTCCTATTTCAAGGAGAAGAAAGACGCCATGGATCCAATGAAAGTGGAAGGGCTTGTGCTGTCTGACATTGATGAGGCAGCGCTGATCAAGCAAGAGGACATTGATGCTGCTCTGAATCAATGGAAGGAGGAAGCGCCCGAGCGTTTCAAGGATATTCTGGAGGCAGAAGATGCAAGGCCTGAATGATCTATCTTCGTTCGCAGCCGTTCTTGAACAGCGTTTTGACCAATCCTCATGGAGCTACGACCCCCGCTCTGGCCGTTATCGCGGAGCTAATGGACGCTTCCTTAGTCAGTCTGCCGTGGAGGCTTTGGTTGATGGTCGAGCTAACAAGCTTGGTACTTTGCTACGTCGTCTTACAAAGCGTCTTGCTGACGGCGATATTACGTTGGATCAATGGCAGCAGAGCGTCAGGGAGCTGCTGAAGATTGCCCATGTACAGGCGGCCATTATTGGTCATGGCGGGCGAGATAGTATGACAGCTTCCGACTGGGGACGCATTGGCCAAGGACTCCGTGAAGAATATCGTTATCTCGAAGGTTTTGCTCGTGATCTTCTGGATGGGCGCGTTTCTCCTGCCATGGGCCTTGCTCGTATCGGCCTTTACGCTCAAGCTATCCGCAAGTCTTACTGGCAAGGAACTGAACTTCGGCAACAAAAGCAGGGATACAGCATGATGCGACGAATCCTGGATCCGCAGGCGATTCATTGCGACGATTGCAGGATTTATGCCTCCCGTGGCCTTGTTCCCATTGGAAGCTTGCCCATGCCAGGGCAGCGTTGCGCTTGTCGTTCTAATTGCAAATGCCGCGTGGAATACAAGCGTGGCGCAGGCTTAAGCGTGCAAGTGTAATTTCTGCTCCTACCATTGGGCAAGCTTGTTTTGTCCTATGGCTCGTATCCTTTACGCCGGAGATGTTGGAGTACAGACGGGGTTTGGTCGTGTAGCAGAATATCTCATCCCTGCACTGGCGGAAGATCATGAAGTGCATGCTCTCGCGGTCAACTGGCACGGCGACCCCAATTCAATGCAGCAGCATTGCCAGATGTACCCGGCCATGGCTTATGGTTCCGATCCGTTTGGCTCCCATCGAATTGCCGAAGTGATCAGGAAAGTTAAGCCTGACTTGGTGTGGGTGACAAACGACATTTGGATTGCCCTGCAACTGTGGGAGAAGGCAAAGCCTCTCAAGGAAGAGCTTGGCTTTAAGTGGTTTGTCTACACGCCAATTGATTCTTATGGCTTATTCCCGAATCTGGCTGCTCCGATGATGGAGTGGGACGGTTTGGCCACCTACACGGAATTCGCAAAGAAAGAACTGGAAATCATGGGCTACACCAAGCCCATCCGTATTATTGGGCATGGCACGGACTTCACCAAGTTCTTCCCCATGAACAAAAACGAATGCCGGAAGGCTCTTGGCGTGCCTGATGATGTGTTCATCGTATTCAATGGCAACAGGAACCAGCCGCGTAAGCGGATTGACTTGACGATCAAGACCTTTATCAAATTCGCGAAAGACAAGGACAATGCAAGGCTTTGGCTCAACATGGGAGTCAAAGATATGGGGTGGCCAATTGTCGATCTATTTAAGCGTGTTGCTCGCGATGAAGGGTATGATGCGGCGGGCAAGTTGATTCTGACGAGCCCTCATTTTTCGACAGACAATTGCCTTCCCATTGAACAATTGAATCAAGTGTATAACGCTTGTGATATTGGCATTAACACTTGCATTGGCGAGGGTTGGGGCTTGGTCAACACCGAGCATGGTTCCACTGGCGTGATGCAGCTTGTGCCAGATCATACGAGCCTGGCTGAAATTTTTAATGAGCTGCCACGCATTGAATGTAACGCCGCCGAGACCGATAGGAACTATGGTCTAGAGCGCCTACTGCCAGATCCTAATTCTGCCGCTGAGCTGCTCACGCACTATTACGAAAATCGCGACATCCTCAAGCAGCATGGGCAATGGTGCTACAAGCGTCTGCATGAGGAGCAATTTACGTGGCCGTACATTCAACGGCAGCTCAAAGAGGCGGTGAACGAGACGCTTGCCGCTACGGAAGAAAAGCCTGTATTCAAGGGCTTTGGTACTCCTGCAAAGATTGGTTGATTGCCATGCAGATTTCTCAAATTTTTCTCTCTTCTGATCCGAGCGAAAAGCTTAGTCCTTTTCTGGAGCATGCCACTGGCACCATTGATGCTTGCTTCCCCGAGGCAAAGCATGTCATTTACAACAATGATTCGCTGCGAGCATTTATTGCTGATAACTACGAAGAAGAAGTGTTGTGGGCGTACGACTGCCTGCAGCCGTTCTCCTACAAGGCAGATCTTGGGCGCTTCTGCCTATTGAACAAGCTTGGCGGCTGGTATTTTGACATTGGCATTAGGGCATTCAATGCAGTGGAGCTGGGGGATCGCGTGGAGTTTTTGGCCTTCCGCGACATTCAACGTTTCAGCTTTACAAGCTGGGCATGCGCCACGACAGTGCTGTTCTCCAAGCCAAACAACCAGGCTCTTCAGACTGCCATTGAGATGATTGTGGCAAACTGCGTTCAGCAATACTATGGCATCACGCC